ATAACGAAACGTTCGTAGATGAGACGACATCCATTGATTTTTTCGGTAAGTTTGCTGCTTAATTATGTTGTCTGGTATTTGTTTTGAAAACTTTCCTCTTTTTAAAGAAGGATACTCTATATATGAACCATATGTCATTAAGCAATCTGTTTCTTCATATTCTTTATTTAATCTTTGTAGAACTTCACCATTAGCCAGCCAATCATCACCATCTAATATTACAACTATATCATCATCGTTTATATTATTATCATTTAAGGTGTCATATATGTTTTGCAAAGCATACTTTTTAACTTGATTTTTTATTAAATGAAAGTTGTCTTTATCTTTAATTATTTTTTCTATTTTTTCTACACTCTTATCTGTCGATATATCATCAACCAAATAATGAACATAATTTTTATAATTTTGTTTATATACACTGTTAATACAAAGATTAATCCAGTTTTCCACATTATAAAGAGGAGTTACGATTACAAATCGGTTATTCATCGAATAACCCTATAATTGTCTTAACTATCTTTTCTCTTTTTTGTATCATATGATCAATCAACTTTTCGCCTTTAAATTTGAACCATGGTTCTCTTGAGGCACCTACTTTATTATTTGTAATTGTTTTCATGTTCATCATTCTAGCTTCTACTGTAACCCGGGATAATGTTTCTGGGGTTTTTGGAAAGAAAACAAACGCCTTGTTTTCCCCCATCTTGCTTAAAAAATTATAATAATTTAAATCTGATATTAATACGCAATCATATTTTTTAATTTTACAATATTTTATTGCATCACTAGTATTCTTATGGCCGACAGTCGATGCCAATATACAGTATTTATCTTTTTTGACTTCTTGACTTATTTTTTTCATATGCTCCAAAGAATCGATACTCCATAAATTTCCACTCAAATTAATTAAATTATTTAACCCAATATTTTTTTTAATAATTTGCATATGAAAATCTGATTGGCACAATACAGCTTTTGCTCGTTCATAAAATTCTAAATTTATAATTTGATTTTTCGGGGCAATAAAATCTTTATACAACCCGGGATTTCTAGTCATAATATATTTATGATCGTGTTCATAGATCAAATAATTTTTATTTAATAATAGAGCCTTACATTCTTCTGATAGGTGTAAAAAATTTGCAACAATGAAATTGTCTCTTTTTTTTATCCAACTTGGATTGAGACTATTTGAAAATGTATTTATTGTTTCAACATTATGACCTTTTTCTCTAAGCGTAATTATCACCTCATGGTTATTTAATTCTCCACCGCCTGGGATACCGGCTTCCACCATATCTTTTAAGAAAAAGTCAGCAATAAAATTTATTTTCATTCTGTTTCTGTTATTTCCAATTCGTTTAACCATTCTTGAACGTCAAATTTTTCTTCCTCTATTTTAAACAAATCAACAAACTTCTTATACATCTTCTCAGCAGAAAAACGCTCATGCAATCGTTCAGCTAAATCAGCGGATCTCAAGCAAGAATTTGATTCTCCCGTCTGCTCCTCATAACACAAGCGCATCTTTTCTTTTGCCGACTGTTCTCTAGGATATGCCCACATCGATTCCTTGATGATGACATTCTCCCAAACAACATTATCTTGGACGGGCTGTAGGTCAAATGCGACGTTGTAAAAATGCTCGCTACCCTGCTCATCTGTCAGAAAATCCAAATGCCCTGACCACCCCGTAGCGACCACTGGAATGCCACTGTATGCTGCCTCAAAGATAGGCAAACCAAAGCCTTCTCCATGAGGGAGAGCAAGAAACGCATTAATTTGTTCATGCTTATATAATGAATGCATTTCTTCGTCTGTCATGTCTCCATGCAGCAAATATAAAGTACACTTTCTGTCGGGAAAACCCTTAAGATAGTTTTTCAAATCTGCGAGAATAGTTTCGCGGTCCATAACGCAGTTCTTGGCAATGTTAGTTTTCAGAACAAGACCAACATCTTCATCATGGAACTCTTCAACAAACCACTTAATTGTATTCGGAAGGTTCTTTCGCGGACCAAACTGCGCTACTGATAAAAAGTTGAAGGCAGTTGTAATGTTTAAATCTAAGCTTGGTAGATTTTCATAAGTCTTTGTCGGATAATTGACAAAATCGATTGGAGTCTCTAGCCGATACTCAAACTTATTTCCAGTATTGGTATCCTCTGCAATTGCAACAGTATTCTTGTACGTATTCATAGAGTGACTAGAGATTGTGATAATCTTGTCTACATTCTCGTTGCCCTTTTGCAACCAAATAGGCGCGACTTTACTAGTTTCAATACCAGCAGTATATCCAATATTCACTGGGGCTAGCTTTTGCCATTCATTAGGAATAGTAATCTGCAATGACATATCAAACTTGCCGCCTTGCTGAATAAAGGCGATTGTCTTTTCTATTGTCTGATCAATCCATTTTCTTTCTTCGTCCATTTCATGAAGCCATGAAGTCTGGCCCCACTTAAGAGGTTGAATGAAAATTTCAAACAAGTCCTCGCGGCTGCGCAATGAACGCAATGCGAATCTAGATTGCTCACCATATCCGGACCTTGTTAATAGCGGACCTTTAATTAAAACCTTTTTACGCATTATGCCACCTCCATCAAGTGCCAGCGTTCATATCCTTCTCTGTTTTCCCAAGAGCCATGTTTTTTTGTTACAGAATCCATTAACTCTACCCACTTATTTTCAAAGTCTTCGAAATTATAGTTCTGTGCAACATGATTACGACCTTGAACTGACATTTTCTTATATTTCTTGTCACTAATATTTAAGGCGTCAGTTAGTGCCTTGTGAAAATCTTTCTTTGAGATTCTATCTTCATGGATATACGGTACTTGTAGAGATCCAATTATAGCTTTCGAAGAAGGCTCAATGCCATACCCAAACCAGTCCTTACCGTTAGTTACTTGTTCTTGCAAACCTCCAGTCATATTTACAATAATAGGAGTTCCGCAAGATAGCGATTCCAAAGTCGCTAAACCAAATCCTTCAGCATCAGAAATATTAATAGTAAAGTCGGCAGCGTTATACATATGTGCCAAATCTTCTGACTGGACTTTATTTGTTGATAAAAGAACCTGCCCATCTGTTATTCCTAAAGTCTCCATAATATGAGGTAAATCCTGACCATGCGGGTCTTTCGGGTCTGTATGCATTAAAAGACATGCCTTATCGTGACCAACTTGATCAAGCCATTCCTTGAACCACCAAATCAGGGTGCCACTTTGCTTTCGGCGCGCATTGCGATTATTCCAAAAGAATATCTTCTTATCTTTATTCTTTAGATTTTTAGTGCTTTCTACACATATTCTATTTCTAGCACTATCTTTTATCTTTGTCATTTCTTCTGTCTTATATTTGTAAAAGACATTAGAGTTTACAGCATGAGGTAAATAATAGCTATTAACATCTGGCGCTACTTCTTTAACAATCTCATGAGTAACCTTTGAAATACATACTATCTCATCTGTGGAACGATAAAATTTTCCATTATATTGAGGTGCCGGAAAGTTATCCCAAACGTGATAATAAACCATCGGAAGATTTGGACGAATCTCATTTTCTAGTTCCCAAAGCCAACCATAGAATCTTGGGTCTGTCATAAACCACAAAGCATCCGGTTTTTCTTTTTGCAGAACAGAACGGATAATTTCATCATTACCATAACCATCAATAGGAAAGATTCTCCAATTATCTCCCCACGGATCGACCCTTTGCGGGCTATAATCGCGATGTTTGACGGCACCGCCTAAACAAATAAACTCATACCTTCCAGTCTTTAGTAGTGACTCAATAAAATATTTAGTTTGAGTACCTACACCGGAAGGCGATAACGGATGGTCCGATATCACCAAAATCTTCTTCTTGCTCATTAATTCTCCACTAAAATTATTATTTGTAGACTTTCTAATGAATCAAGGACAATGCTCAGTGTGTCTAAACTTACAATTCCTGCAAGAAAGTCTATTTTTAATATAACGCTTATTAATAATATTATACAATGCTTTATCTAAAAGTTTAATAGCATTTTGTGTTTTTTTCGGGCCACTTGAAACTCTAAAGAATTCGACTCTGTTTTTCTTGGCTGTTCTTTTAATAAGCGCAAAATGTGTTTCAATATCTTTAGGATCTATATCCATCTTCTGCGCAAAAAAATGTTTATATAATGTCAACTGATAAGTTGTCATTGCATCATTTTTTCGTCTAGCATCCCAGCCCCATGAACAGGTTTTCCAGTCAAATATATGAACTTTACCGTCTGGGGTTGCTACGATACCATCAATATACCCTTTGAATCTATAATCTTCGTAACCTTTGACCGGCTCGTAGAGTGCCATTTCTGCTTCCAAAACTTCATAACCATCTTTAAAATATTCCTTTAGTGCGTTTTCGATTAAAGGCTCTTGCAAAAGAGACTTTCCTTGTGCGCGCATCTGTTCTGCTAGTTTTGGATCAACCTCCACATCACTGGGAAGTTTTGATAGATATGTTTCAAACTCTTGAAGAAAATACTCTTCATCATTTATTTCTTCTTTTAGAAGTTTCTTTTCGCAAACATTGTGGATTGCATTACCAAATGCCGTAAAAGCATTTCCTTTAAATCCGTCTATTTTATCAAGCCTGATTAATTTATGACTAAAAGCGCAATGAACCCATTCCTTGAGTTCAGAATATGATATATGATTCATATTGTTTCTCCATGTTAATAATTAATATAACACAGAAAAGCAAAAATGTCAATCATCTTTATAAAGCTTCTCTATCTTTTTATAAAGGATAGGAGAAATCGACTTTAAAAGACGGTGATCCGGTTCCATAAAGAAATCAGTAAACCCGGTAGCAAAATACTCTCTTAGAGAAGTTGCCGCATAAGGACTTATAAATAGTCCTTGCATTAGAATAGACAGCTTGTCATACCCAACTTTATTTAACAAAAAGTCATCAAATTCTATATCATACTCAGTATTCATAAAGAAATTTAGCTGGGTTTTAAAATCATGTTGCCACAAGATGCTTCTTAGCTGGCCTCTTTTATTTAAAAACTCTGATGACAACTTCTTGTCACCATAAATTTCAAGCCCAAACGGCTCTTCGAGCGAGTGGGCTATTTCATGGATTATATCATCGATTAAGTCGTCTGCGTCATCTTGTTCATTCGTAATATATAAGCAGCCATCCTTATACATGGCATTTATTTTTCTATCTTCAAATTCTTCCAAATCTCCAACAATCATCATTTCTACTTCTGCTAGAAATTTTTTCGGTATTCTGTTTTCAACAACACTAACTATTTCTTCCATGTCTAGCCCATTAGTCAATGGATCTTTAATATAGACATGAATTCCGGTTGAGGTATAAAAATTATCCACTTTGTTATTATTTTCCTGTAAGAAGTGCAGCATCATTAAGTCCTGTTTGATATCCCCTCATGAAGTTCTCTTCCGCAAAAGCCATGGCAAATTCAGCAAAATCAGTTGCTAAAACTTCAGCTATCATATTGACGGTTACGTTTTCACAATTTAATTTCTTACCAACATATTCAACAAGGTAAGTTTTTAGTTCGCTGTCTTTTTCTACTACCATTGCTAATAGCGGATTTGTGTGTATTTCTTTTTCTGTCTTTATTTGTTCTTCTTGAACCTTCATTCTTTACTCCTGTTACATAACTCAACATGTTATTATTAAAATAACACATTATATAACAAATGTCAAACTAAATCACATAACTTTTGATGCTAGTGTAGCAAGTTCAGATCTCTCACCTTTTCTAAACGTTATGTGGCCGGCTATTTTATAATCCTTAAAACTCTCAACTGCATGTGCAAGACCATTTGAAGTCTCGTTAACATAAATATTATCAATCTGCTCAATATCACCAGTAAGAACAATTTTTGTGTTTTCTCCAATTCTTGTGATGATAGTTTTTATTTCATGTCTGGTGAGGTTTTGTGCTTCGTCAATAATAATGAATGCATCTGATATTGAACGCCCGCGAATATAAGTTAAAGCCTCAATTTCAATTTTACCTTTGTCTACATACATTTCTAAACTAGTTTTATCTCCCATCAAGAATTTCAGATTATCTTGAATAGGCATGAGCCATGGCAACATTTTTTCTTGCAATGTTCCCGGTAAGAACCCAATATCTTTGCCCATCGGCTGTATGGGGCGAGAAACAATCAATCGTGAATATAAATTGTCTCCGCTAATTGTTTGTTGTAAGCCGGCAGCTATAGCACAAAGAGTCTTTCCAGATCCAGCGCGACCAATTAATGAAACTAGCCTGATAGATGGATCCAAAAGCATGTCAATAGCAAAGCTCTGTTCTTTGTTCCTTGGCTTAATATTCCAATCTGGTATGCTGGTATGGATTATCTTTTTCAAGGGGCTCTGGCTATCCTCAAAGCGTGCCAAGCATGTCTTCTTCGGATTTGCCACCGATGATAACAACAAATATTGATTTGGCGAAAGTTTTTCGTCTTCTAAATCAAATTCATCTAGAAATATGTTTTTATCTAAATAAAATTGATCAATAGTTTCATCATCCACAACTATTTGACTAAATCCGTCATATAACTCTTCAGTATTGGTAACAACTTCTTCTGATTTATAATCTTGAGCCTTTAAGCCTAAAGAGTCACAAATAACTCTCATGTTAATATCATTACTGACTACAATTGTTTTTCTTTTAGGATTTGACTTTGCAATTGCCATTCCGGACGCAATTATAATATGATCTGGTATGTTAATATTTAAATCTGATGGGAAGTTAGCTTCATGGGCCACTTCATAAGAGACTACTTTTAATACTCCCTTGCCTTTCCCCAGTCTTACTCCTTTTTGTAGATTACCTTTTGTTCTCAGTTCATCTAAAGAGCGAATTATTTTTCTAGCGTTAATACCAACTGAATCTTGTCTCTTTTTGTGTTTATCAATTTCTTCTAACACCTTTAGTGGTAGAAATATGTCATTATTCTCAAACTTATATATTGATTCGGAATCTGTCAGACATACACTGGTGTCTAACAATATATTCTTTTTAACTGCCATTTAATAACTCCTTAAATGTGCCACAAGTAATTAGACCACAAATCACTAATTTGATCGCGACCGACGTTCTTTAAAAGAAAACTAGAAGGACGATACGGTTTGCTTAAAAGTTTCATATTTGCTTCTTCTGGGGTTCTAGCCCCTTTCTTCTGATTACACTTCATACAAGAAGTTGTAAGATTTAACCATGTATTTTTGCCACCCCGGCTTTTAGGCATTATGTGGTCAACAGTCAACTCTTTAATATGAAATTTATTACCACAATACTGACATATATTCGCATCTCTCCAAAATATATTTCTCTTTTTTGGAGAAACGGAAGCCAATCTATTCTTAACATAGACTTTTAAAACTATAACAGCCGGTAATTTAAATATTTCTGATACCGAATTAATAGTTTTACAATATTGTTCAACGGCTATAGCTTTTCCACATATACACAAAACTAATGCTTCTAAAGAGTCGATTATTCCTACTGGCTTGTAAGAAGAATCAAGCTTTAGAGTTTTGTGTTTCATTGTTTTTTGTATCATATAACACCGGTATATTAATCCCTAACTCACAATATGTTAACATCTCTTCTTTATCTTTTTCAACAAAATCTTCTAAATCTATAATTATTGGGTGATTGAACATATTTTGATGTTCAGAAAACTCATGAGGAAAAGGCACCTTCAATCTTTCTTTTGCCATTCGAATAGCATGACCAAATTCATCATATACTGTCTCTCTAGTTAAATATAAACAAACAATACTCATAATCCAAATCCAACAAAATAATAGATATAAAATTTTCATTTTTTAGTGGAGGTAGGGGGAGTCGAACCCCCGTCCAGAATAATGTCAATATTAAGTCATTTACAAGCTTATTTAGTTTATCCTTTTTCAAACTAACAAAGGTAGACGGCTTTAATCTACAGCTTACCGTCCTGTTGCAGTAGATGTTTTTAATTTTTATAACTTATTTGTTATTTTTGATTAGATTGGATAGAAGGCTCTAATCAGCCTCCCGATTAAGCCGCTAGTGCGACTGCTTCGAAGTGTGTGTTGTTGTTTGCAACTATATTTTGAACTTTTAAGGTTGTATCTAACCTGCTTGCACTTTTTTAATCTTTTACCCTGTCGAAGCCTAAATTACCCCCTTAAGTCCATTCAGCGTATTTAACAGAATTATTGTCGTCAGTAAGATAATAATTGAAATCAGCACTTCCGTCTATTTGTCTAATAGAATAAGATAGTTTAACTAATTTTTTAATTTCTTTATCAACATCCAAAAAGTTTATTTTATCAATTCGGACCCAATCTTCATTCTTCTCAAGACCTCTTAACTCACAAACAAGAGAAATATCTTTTTCGTAAGCTTCATCGCCAATCCATGTACATTTTACATAAATCCAACCATTTTTTTCTTTTGATTCTCGAACAACTCCATATCGAACAACATTGTTCCAAATATTGGTAACTGACTTTCCATAGAACTTGCTTTTCATTTTTTCTCCTAATAAAAGCTTTTTAATTTTGATGCTTTAACCGGTCGCCATACAGCGGCGATTAATGTATTTTTATCTCCAGATTCTTGAGGATATATAAAACCAATAGTGCCATATCTTTCCTCTGCTAAAGTCGCGACCAACTCATATACATTTGGTTTATCAGAATGAAATTTAGGATCATCAATCAAGAACTTTTTTCCTGCAAAACGTTTTTCGAACCATGCTAACCCATTAGAATCTTCTACTTTTGAGCATATATGCCACTGATTGTATTCTTTGTTAGGGTCACACTTTTCGGCTTTCTCATATCTTTCTTTAAAACCAGGAACATTATCTACCATATATCTCTGAGTTTCTATTTTCGAAGAAAGCTTTGCCGGATCTTCCATAACCGGATATAATTTGCTGATTGGTACTTTTATTTGATAATATGTTTCTCCAGGTATTCTCCCTATACCTGTGTCTTCTTGTCCTTTTTTGGTAAAGAAGAAAACCCTTGGGCGATTCCAAGTAACATAATCCCTAGTAGTATAATTCTGCGCAGAAGCTGCGGCAATGTCTGGATCAAATTCTTCTATATCTTGAGTTGAAGATATATGATACAGAACTACGTTTCTGTCTTTATCAAACTCTACCGGGTATCCTTTTAAAAAGTCTTCTTCTTTTAAAAAGGTTTTCCATTCATTAATAAACTTCACAATATTCTATTGCTCCTTATACATATTAAATTTCTGAAGATTTAAGCGATAATCATTCAAGGTTATTCCTAAAAACCTTGCTGCTTCAGAATTAGACTTAGTACAAGAAATAGCAACTCTCATTAAAGCCTCTTTAGTAATATAATCTATTTTCTTCCAAATGTCAAGACCAAAAAGTCTGTTTTTCAAATGAGAAGAAGATAATTCAATTTTTATGGCTATCAGATCCTCTAATGTCATATTAGAAATTAAAACCAACAATTCATTGCTTAAAATTCCTTTCTGTGTTAAACTATATATATTGTTGGTCTTTACTTCTCTCATTTACTTAACAATTATATTATAACATTAATATTAACTCATGTCAAGTTATTTTATAGTCCTAAATCAATTTCATCATCTGTAGGTTCTTCAAGATTATCTTCTCCACTAGCGGCTGCATATGCTTGGTTAGTTGGTTCTTGTACCTTCCCTGACAATTCTGTTTCAAATTTATCAAAATACAATTTTACATTTGCGATTAAATAATCATGAAAAAGTTCTTTATCCTCAGTGGCCGATAATAATTCAAAAGAATCGATTATACTAGTTTCTACCTTTTTAAAGGAACTATAAGCCATATTTCTTCCAGTTTCATCCTCACCTTCGATGCCGAAATCTGCGCGTGGATCTTCAGGCTCTTCGTCAGCTTTCTTTTCTGAATCTGAACGTATATCGATAAATTTATCTTGATCTGAATCTTCATTTCCCAAATCAATTTCAATATCTTCGTTAATATCTGCAATAGGATCGGCATCATTATTAATTTCAACCGGCTTAAGTGTATTAACAATCGCCTGAATAACATGAGAGCGAAAAGATTGCCTTTGTTCCTCAGAAGTTGTTAGTATTTTATAATCAGTTTCCAAGACAGGAATTATTTTCTTTAAAAGATCTTCTAAAACGTTAATGCCTGTTGATTTATTTGGCGAAGGATCAACATCAGAAACTTGTCCCTCATTTAGACTATATAACTCATGATCAATCATTTTTTGAATGATTATTCTAAGATCTTTTTCTTCATTTAATCTTTTTTTCTTGACAGCTTTGACAACTGATCGTATACTCTCTCTAAGCTCTCTTTCATTATTCATTTCAAAATTCCTTGTTTATATAAATAGTCTAAAACTTCATTAACCAGATCAGAATCTTTATCCTTTGTAGATCCCAAAGGGACAGAGTAACCAGCGACTGCGCCTCCTCCCATCGCTGACATTTCTTGCACATCTTCTAATCCTAATATATCTTTGACTATTTCTGTTTTTCCATCTCCAAAGAAAAGATCTGCGTTCTCATTATTTGACAAGGCATTTCTTGCATCAGTAGCACTAAAAGGTACCCCGTCGCTACGAATCTCTGGCTCGACAGCACTAACAGCCGGATCAACTAGATTAACTCCGGGTTTAATATATTTAGCAGCAGCCGACCAACGCTTATAGTCGCCGCCTTTTCTGCTAGCCCCTAATATTAATTTTGTTCCTGGCTCCAATGGCCCATCTTTATCAACATATTCGAACGCTGCTCTAACAGGTGATGGCGCATTCGAAATTTGAACCGAAACATTTGATAAACCATGGTCTGATATCATCATATCCCAAATCTGTTTAGACTTTTCCGCAGTTACTGGCATACCATTAATGGTTCTTTGAGCCTTTTGACTTTTTGGAGAAGATATTAGCACTATAACCTCGTCAGCCATACTAGAGTAGCTCTTAACCATACCAAGGTGACCCAAATGCGGAGGCTTGAAGGCCCCTGGAACGATTGCAATAGTTTTACCAGGGGTCGCATCAAGGGAACGTTCTTCTTGCTCGTCAATGGCCCACTGGACCGCTTCTGCCAATGCTAGTTTTACCATTTTGCTGTCAGGTATCAATGCAGTTACCATTTTGCTAGCTAGGAGATCTTCAAAAAGCTTTTTATTTGTTTTCTTAGTTTTTGGCAATAATGTATGCCATTCCCTAAGAGACATTTTTGTAGATTTCTTATTATTCCAAAATACTTCTAATATTTGGTTTTCTTTTATGTCAGGCTTCTTAAAGCCCTTGTCCATCATAAAGTTAGCTCGACTGAACTCTAGTCTATCAACAAATTTGACTCCGTTACCAGCAAAATCAACAGCGACATAGCCTTCTGGGTTCGTTACCTTAAGATCACCAGATCCATCGTCAACAAAATGTTTAGTGGCATATATCGCATTATTGTATTTCTCAATAAAGACGTTCTTTGCTTCAAATAACAGTCGCGAGAGCCTAAAAACATTTAAAATGTCGCTTTTGGAGCGTTCAATGGCTTCCAACTCTGCTGTACCAGTGGCCATGGCACGTTGCTTGCCTTTTTCGCTTTTTAGTTTATTGATTCTTTTGGTTAATCTATTTTGATTCCACTCCACAAAGCCTTGGTAAGAGCCTTGTGCATCATCAGCAAATGCGCCACCGCGAATCTCACTGTTGAGATATATGTTCATTTTAGCTAAAGGAAGATTTTCATAATTTACCGCGCTATTAACTGCATCGGCTTGTGTAACAAGCGTTACAACACGCTCTTCATCATCATCAGTTAAAGTCACAGTTCCCGTATCGTTTTTAAAGAACGCATCGTCAAACCAAACGTCTGGTCTTCTTTTAAGCCGGCTTACATCGGCTCCAAAGCTAGCGCCACTTTTTAAATCATTATATGTGGTATGAAACACAATACCAAACTTCGCATTTCCTATTTGTTGTCCCAAATTAGAATCAACAGGAACAGCATAAATAATTGTGTTTGGTTTAAATCTATAATGAGGCTCTCCATCGATATCAACAATTTCTAACATTCCATCATCGAACATGAAATCGCCCTGAAGAATTTTGTTAATACCCAAAGAAGGTAAATAATACAGCGCTTTCTTTAATTTGTCAACCAATCCCGGCGCGTGTCCGTGATTGTAATTGATGTCTTCCACAGTATAGTTTATTTTTGGAACTTTATTAAAAATCGATTTTGTTCCAACAAAAAACTTTCCATTATCTGGATTTATACCAGCGAAGATTGCCGGCGCACCATCCCATTTAACCGAAGTGCTGACTTTGGTATCGCCATCACCTCTAAGAACTTTAATCATTTCCAGCAAGAATGATCTGGCCATTTCATAGCCTTCTTCACCTCTTGTCAAAACTAATTCTTCTAAGTGAGTTAAGTGAGTATTTGCCTTACCTTCTTTAAGAATCGAACTCATTGTTTATTTCCTATTTTTTAAATTTAACGTTTTTGAGAACCTTACGAATTCTTTCTCTAAGCATTGCTTCTTGCATTGGGCGCTTTCTTTCATCATCGCCTCTGCGATCAGCATGCGGGCTCTTTCTCCCACTGGAGGCTGCGACTTCTTCAAGTTCTTCTTCTCCTACAATAACGTCATCATCGCGCTTTCCGCCACAATGAGCCTCATCTAATTCCTCTTCTTTCTTACACTTGCAATCCGCCTTTTTATTTTTACATTCTGGGCATCTTTCATCCCTTTTTCCGGGCTCATGCATACCTTCTTCTTGAACGTCAGCATCATTGTCATCTTTGTCGGCCCATGGGGGAACGCCATCGCCATCGCCATCAGGTTTTTTCTCGCCTTCGTTTAATTTGCTGAGATCCATGCTGAATCCCCATTTCTCTGTCAACAAACCTTTAAGCTCATTGTTTTTCCATTTTTTAGTAGACATTTTAGTATTTACTCCTTTTTGTAAATGTTCAAAATAAATAGTATCCCTGATACCATCTTCCCAATCTCTAAAGCACAAATTACCTAACTCATACGCTTCTCTTTCCATTTCGCGCAGATGTTTGTCATTTTGTGCGTATCCTTCACCCATCTCACCAACGTCATCAAACATGCCATTGCAATTTTGATTATGATGAACTAATTCATGAGATAAAGACCTCATTATATCTTTCGGGTGTCTCCCAGAAATATATAATGTTACAGCCATCTCTTGGGGATCATAATAAGCGGTTTTCCCAAGTGGATTTTTAGCATTATTTTCATCTTTACGTAAAAACAACCTAGGTGGCTTTTCGAATCCCATTTTTTCTTGAGCGAAAGGAACAAATTGTCTAATAAGTGGCTTGAGGGTATCAATCATTTTTTAAAAAAACCTTTTTTTGAACATTTGAATACCATATATATTCTAAATAGTTTCCAAATGGGTCTTTTACATAAACGCCTATAGTTCCATCGCGATGTTTAATAACTTCCCCTTTTTCTGTTGGTAAGTCTTCAACATTATCAACTAAAATAGCACAATGCGCATAGGGGTAATATTTTTTATCAATAAGCGCTATATTAGTATTTTCTACAGTTAGGCGAATATACATTTCATTACGAAAAGTAATTTCGCCGCTCAAATTAGAGCAATACCATTCTTCTGCTAATTTTAAATCATTTACTAATATCGCAATGTGATCAATCTTGCTTTTCATGTGATTTTACCTTTTTTAAACTTAAAGTAAAAAACTCTTTTACATTTTTCTTTTCATATACATATACATGTGAGATTGAAACTAAACGATTTGATCTTATTTCATTAACTACTCTGATAATTAAGCCGTATTTTTTTTCCCACATAGATTTTTCATGATTCCATTTACTCCACTTAACTAAATCTCCTGGGTTTAAAGCTTTTGCTTTAATACTGCCAAAAGGTTTTTTATTATTCATTTATTTTTAAATGAACTAAAATTGACAACAGTGTTATGCAAATAAATTCAAATCCAAAAAATCCGTATAAAATCCACGCAGAAAACAATATTGTTACGGCTTGCCAAAATTTTCCATATTCAAATAACAATATTTACTCCCAAAAACCTAATAAAGCAATAGCAGTACCCATGAGAAACTGTACGACCATAAATATAGTTATAGATTTAGTTTTAAATTCTTTTAATGTGTCTATTTCTTTTATTGCTGCTTGTAGTTGAGAAGGAGAAACAACTTCATCAATTTTATCTTTCCAATTTCTAAGTTCTTCTACGCGATCTTCGCGCTCTCTCATTCTTGCAATTTCTTGTTTTAGTTCTTGAATTTCATTATTTAATGATTCAATGTTTGTAGCCAAAGATGACAATTCTTTTAAAACTAATTTTGAATATTCGCTCCATCCGTTATCTGCTGACATATGTGAATCCCCTAAACAACAATAACTAGTTTATTCTAGTTATCAAAGTATGATGCATCTATTATTTTTAGTTCGTCATCGGCATTTAAGCCAATATTACCTGGACCTACCCAGTCCATAATATCTAATTGTAATTCATTATACGCTTTGTAAATCAAAAAATATAAAGACTCGTTTTTCATTCCATATTCAAATAGTTTTCTGTAAAAAACTCTATAATTCTTTCTTTGAATTATATCATCTTTAATATATTTTTGATAACGATCTGATAATATACTTGAAAATTTGTTTTTATACTTACTTTGTTTATATGCACCACCGTATATTAATGACTGTATAATATAATTCCATATACCTTCATAGCTTTCCAGATCATCTGCAAATATCTCTTTAACACTATAGGGCATTTCATTTTGCATATAATTTAAAAGATTGGGAAAATTTTCCACTACTTTTTTAAAAGCGACCTCATCAGCATCATCTACAGGCTCTATTCTTTCCATTGCGATCCATGAGAAATCAGGAGAGTACACAAATGTTTTTGGAAACAATCTGGGATAAACAGGAGATATTTCTATTTCTTTTTTATTCATATAAATATCTGCAAGATCATTATAAATATATTTAATAACCACATCGTCATCGCCTATAGGAGAATATACTTCTCTAAAACTTCCACCGCCAACATACTTAAATTCAGACTCCAGTGTTTCTCCGACCTCTGACCAGCTTTTACCAGCGATTTTTTCTAGCCAAGGGTACATACTCATTTCTTCTTTTTCAAAGGCTTCCTCAAGGGCTCCTGCCCCTATGCTGCCGCCTCCGGGTGCTCCCGGTGGGGCTGAAATCTCATCTTTATCTTTGTCACCCAATGGTCTTTTAACAGCTTTCATGCCAGTTGGATTCCCGCCAGTATTTCCGCCTTGCTGCGTCAAGTCTTTTATCGCTTTTTCAATTCCAGCGGCAGACTTTCTTTTTATTGATTCATTGAAATTATAGTTTTTTCTCACATTCAAACTGGACATGTTATTATTAAAAAGATTTAAAGCTTCATCATAAGAAGCATTTGGTTTTTCTACCGGCACAAATCCTAAAGCCATAAAAGCCTTTAAAGACGCCTTGCTGCTAGCTTGTGCTGATATTTCTTCATCAGGATAAGCATCTATTACCATTTTAATGAGTTTTTTCCCGATACCTTGCCCTCTTTTATCTTCTTCAACGAAAAAACTAAAAATTGAGTGTGCTCCTCCTACCCACTTACTATTTTCTATAACCTCTATTCTTCCACCATCGAGGTTAAAGACTCTTCTGTTATTATTTGTCTCATTTAAATGCTTTCGCCAGTTTTCCATTAAAAGTTTCATTTAATTGACCTTCGGAAACATATCTCTATTAATATTTCCTCTTTTGCTCGTCGCAATTTCTGAACTTTCTCAGAGTAACTACACCCACCAAATTGATAAAACAACTCATCTTCCGATGGCTCCAATCTAATGATATCATATGCCGCCTCTTCATTTGGAAATCCATAATCAGGATCTTGGGGATCCAACATTCCCCAAGATTCTATTTCTTCCCAATCTTTCTCGCCTTCGGTATCCCAATAGGTACCTTCCGGCTCATAATACACTGCGACATGCCCGATCATTCTGCCGTCTTTTTCCCATAAATATTTGTTTACTGCGGCAACTAATACTCCTTCACCGTCAAACAAGACATTATTGATGGCGACAGCGGCAGCAGCGCAGGCACCACTAAAACCTTCTATTTTGGCTTTCTCTAATATCCGGAAGACAGTATCTAAATCTTCTTGTGTTTGTGGAGCGGTCATCCCTTCTTTCAAATACCCTCGCCAATTTTCCATTAATAGTTTCATTTAATTGACCTTCGGAAACATATCTCTATTAATATTTCCTATTATAGTTTTAATTATAATATCATTTCTGTGTTTTCTTTTATACCAGCCACTTCCGCCAATTTTATTTGTGTCAGTGTCGCCTAACCATTCAAGTTCTGTATCTCTTTTTCCGCCAAAATTAACTATATATTTTACTAATTCGGGATCGGTAATTGGCTTCATGCCCATTTTATTTATTAAAATATGTGCCGGCGCATCGCTTACTTCTACCCAATATCCTGGCTTACTAAGTAAATTTTTCATTGTTGCTGGTGCTATTTTTTTAGCTTCTTGGGATCCGTCATGTACTACAGCACTAGCTTTTTTATTATCGCCGGCATCATAATATAACATGCCGACATCTGGTTCCGGATCTTCATCAATATCCATTAAATAATAATTTGTCATTGAATTCTTTAGACCGCTGACTGTTTCTAAACTTGGAAATCCGCCTTTCCCAATATTTCTATAAGTAGTTTTTACCATCTGGACAACATCATCTTCAACGTCGCTTCCTAATTGAGAATTAGAATCAACATCAACGTATTGATTTTTAACCCCTAATTTTGAGTTCTGTTCATTCAGATACTGACGCCAGTTTTCCATTAATAGTTTCATTAGTTTTTATTCTCTTTAAAGTGTTGTGTTGAAATACTTTTCTAAGTCTTTATTGAGGGCATTTCTGTATTTGGGGTATCTTTCGATGTATTTTGGATCAAACAAGATGAAAACAATTTTTTCTTCCCCACTTAAGTCGGTAGCCCTTACTTCTTTAACGCTGTAACCACTTCGACGGGCTGCTTTTTCTGCCATACGACGATAAATGTTTCCGCGCTTACTCTCATCTTTTCCAGCTATAACCATAGTTCTGGCTTTCGTTTTATTCAATAGCTGCCATTTCAAAGACCAGTTGAAAACCGTAGAAAGAACGGTGAAAACTTCTTTTGCACTATCTCCTTGGAGTTCATGTTCATCGGATCGTATGGTGTGCCCTCCGGGCCATCTCCGCGTGTTCTCCCGGGAGAATTCTACTTGCCATAATTTTGCCGCAGTGCGCCCTATTGTTGATATGCGTATCTTATAATTTTTATCGTTTACCGAAAAAGTAGTATACCCCAGATTTTGCCCACCAGATAATTTTGTAGGTCGATTAGAAGTTTCTACTTCTGTTTCAAATATCTCTTTCAAATACTGACGCCAGTTTTCCATTAATAGTTTCATTTTTTTACCAACTCCTTATTGACTATATCATAGCCGTCAACAACGCCTACATTTATATAATCAAACCCGTCTAATAGGCATATTTTTTGTTCAGCAAAAACACCATTCTGAATAACATTTACGCAAACTTGCCCTACTACTTCTGTAAATAGTGCGGGGATTGCTTGTTTTGGAATTGTTTTTAAGTGAGTGTTATATGCAGCGATCTCCCCTTTAAGACTAAATTCGGTACCTCTAGAGCCAATCGCTTGAATATGAGCCATATAATCATGTATTGCTCTGAACTTTGCATTTGTTTCTTCGTCAAATACATCATGCTCTGCATCAATGGTGGCAATTTTTAAGATACCAGTTTGTTTTACTTCGTCACGAAGTTCCTGTGCGTTTTTATAAGGGTGATAATCGACAAACTCTATTTTAACTCTGCTGGATATTTGTTTAAACATTTTATCTACAAATGGTGTCAT